AAGCATACCGAATTTATCTTCAGTAGCCATAACACCATCTCCCGAATTACCAAGGCTAGTTACTATTGGATAACCACAACTGATATAGTTCCATTTAAAAACCGCAGTTGATGGATATTCATCATTATACTGATTACTATTACTATTTATTCTATCGCTTCTCATATCATATCTCCTTATAAGTCAGTGAATGAATACAAGGCGTGAGTTTCTGGAATTGTTATTTCAAGTCCAGCTTCCGTAATAATCATATCTTTACGCAAGTCTTCATCAGCTTGTTGTACATTCGTTATAATGTGAGTGTCACGATTCAATCCATTACCTGCTAATGGACGATATGAGACGTGATCTAGGTCTATAAGTGCCATATATCCACTTGAGATACCTCTAAATAATGGCTCAGCCACTATTGAAAGGTCTCCATGAATAGTATTCACCTGCGTTATTTGATGACCAAATTGACCATTTCTAGCAGTAATGTCGTATCCATACATCTTATCATTAGCGATAGATAAATCTACCATACCAGTACTACCCAACTTGTTAAAGAAGGTTAATACAGGTCTACTTGCTAATGCAAGTTTGGATTTATTACCACCACGAGCTGGATCAAATAGAACCTCAAAATCACCAAGCAAGTCATCATATTCCATAGCAGAAGAAGCTTCCGCAAAGAAATATGGAGCACCTGATGTATATGAAGCACCACCAAAGGCAGCAGCTTCACCATTTTGAAGTATATGACCACAAATACCTTCTGAGTACTGTACACTATTACTACGTGCACGCATACCAAAAAGCATTGCTCTTTCGATGTCAACCTTATGTTCTCTTAGTTTTAAGTTCCAGATACGATTCCATTCATTTGCATATCCACGATAATTAGTAGCAATTGCAGTATTCGTCATTTCGGCTGCTGTTTTAAAGATTTGGGTATAACCAAAATCATCGTCTATTTGACTAGACCAAACATCAGGAGAACCTGACCCTTCCGCAAAAGAAGTACCAATAATCTGACATTCATCGTCATTAGCTACATCATTATAGCCACTACCACCAGAAGAAGCATCAGTCAAAGCAATACATCGTGCAGTTACATCGGTGTCAGCACTGTTATGTGTAACACCTTCTACTCTAAATTGCACTAATGATTTATTTGTCACTGTTTCAACTGAAAAGACCATTCCTTTTACAAGGAATTTAACAGCATTTGCAGAGCCTTCATCAACTTTTATAGTATAAGAAGAATCTGCCACTACATCTGTTAAGGCTGTGGTTTTAACGTTAAAGCTCCTACTTGTCCAATCAATCTTAGAACGATTTTCTAAGAAACGAAAAACTGGATCATTTGTAGGCACTTTTGCCACTTTATTTAGATATACAAAAAATGGAGATTCATCTGGAGCAAGTTCGGCAACTCTGTCACCGAAATTGTGTATTCGCCTAAGATCAGCAGATGCACCGACAGCACTTGGAACAGTATTGCCAGTTTGGTCTACGTTATACGAATACAATGTTCCTGTTTGATTAGCCATTGCTAATTCTCCTTTATTATTGTATTATTATTTATGGTATCTTATTCCCAACTCTGGTAGAACTTAAAACACCTTCCCACAATGCTTCATCTTCACTTTTTCTCTCTGGCTGCTGACCTTGTAACACGCCTGCTGCCTGCGGAGAAGCTTGTGTTTGACGAACCTTGTCTAAAGGGTTTTCTCTTTGTCCATCTTGAGTTGGTTGAGATACAGCTTGCCACATTTTAAGTACATTGTCTAAGCCATATTCTGATGGATGTTTATCAGCAAATTCAAAGAAAGATTCCATTTGTTGTTCATTTAACCCTTTATTGGCTAAATCAGCACGCAAATTTGATCTTCCTTGTTGAGCTTGTATTCCACCTACAGCTTGGTCTACTGCACCATTTATGGTTTCTTGCATCTCTTGCATCCTAAACTTATAGGATTTGGATGATGGGTCATTATAGGCTTCCCAAGGATCAAACTCATCAGGTTTTAAAGCAATACGTTCTTCTTGAGCAGCTGGCTGACCACTTACCTCGTTTAACACTTTTTGTGCTACATCAGGTCGTGATTCCAAAAATTTCCCAATTTTCTCGTATTGTTCTAACTCTTGATTTCTAGCAAAGAGTTTATCCTTCTCTGATTGGTGGTACTTAGCTTGAGCCTCCCAATCTGTTGTAGAACTCTCTTGTGCCTCTGTTCCTTCATCTTGCCCTACTTCTAATGCATTTTGTTGACCAGTAGTTTCCTGATTCATTGCATCAAAAGCGATATTGTCTTGTTCGTTTGACATGACTTACTCCTTTATTTTTACGATTTCTCGGATTTGCGAGCTTGACCACGTTTCTTTTCTGCTTCTGTTACTAAACGTAATTTCTCTGATTCGAGTTTGACCGCATTAGATAATTTGTCGATAGAAACTTTATTTTGAGTCTTGGAGTCATACTCTTGTTCTTTAAGTTTCCCTTGGAACTTAGCAACTTCAACTTGCTTACGTGATTGTACTGTTTCACGATGTGCTGTTTGAAGATCACCGCTAAGTTTTTTAATTTCTTTTTGAGCTTGTTGTAATTGCCCTTGTAACTGTTCAACTTGATCAGTTCTCTGAAGTACACCAGCTTTATCAAATATTTCTGTTTTCTTCAATGCTTCCACCTTATCAATAAGTCCTGCTTGGAAAGCTTCCATGTATACATTCCACTCACCCCACTTATTAGATGGCATAGTAGAATTACCAATAACACGTATATCAAAAGTGCCAACTGCTAGATTATTTTCAATTGTTTGTAATTCCATTGTCTTATCATCATAGAGCTTTTTATTTATCGTAAACTCGTTAATATCATTATTAGGCTGTACAATTCTAAATGTTTTCTTAAAATCATAATGCGACTTAGATAAATGATACATAAGCTTGCCAAGTCTTTTTAAACTTGCCTCAACATCTCTTAACTTAGATTTAGAACGTCTTTGTCCAAAATCTTCCATCATCATTGTTCCAGATGATGTCCTTGGAGATGCTTCTGCATTTCCCTGCTGCATCTCAAATATTCCAATGTTTAAATCAATATAATGTTCCACCATCTGTGGCAGTTGCATTATCGACCCAGCAAGTGGCTGGGGAGAGGGAAAATGAGGTTCTCCAAATGAAGCGTCATATTCAATCGTTGCATTGGGATTCGCCCAATCTCGTTCAAGGTCTTCTATATCTTGTACAGAACCCTGTGGTATAAGCAACTTCAAGCCTGACGATGCCTGTGCATGCGAAGTAATTAAAGACATTACTTTATTCAAGAACCTCTGAAATCCCTTGTTCTTACGAACATCACTCATTGGATAAGGAGTGTTAGTCCAAATATTTGGTACAGGTACTAAGGGGAATATATTTGTATCTAATATTTTTTCATATAAAACAACTTGACCTACAATACATGTTACTTGTATTCTAGTTTGCTGTACCTCAACAATATCAAATTGTCCCCTGTCAAACGCTTCTTGAGTGCCATCATCAGCCAAAAGCATTTGTAGACCCTTGTTATCTAAAATTTTCTCTGTTCCACTTTGCATATCTGCAATACGATAGAATGGAACTTTAATTTTTCTAAAATCTTCTATTAACCTATACTTTTCAGCTTTATCACCCCAATCATAGTCTTTAACAATATCTGGTGTAAATGATCCTCCAGTCTGTTTATTTTGAGATTTTGGATATGTCTCTTCTTCAGACCCTAAATTATCAATATTATCAATAAGAGCCTTATCATCTTCACCAACTTCTCCAAGCATAGGGTATACATCGAATAATTGATCTTTCGTAAGTATGGTTGAAAGCTGCATACCAGCTGCATCATCAAACCACTTATTCCTACTGTTAGGATCAACAACAACACGGAATGGATCAACATACGTAAATTTAACCTCACCCCTACCATAATCATCTTCAGGGTCTATAAACCCATAAAAGTAACCAAGACCAGCTACAGAGAAATCATGTATGACTTGCTTGAATACTTCGTCACCATCAGAGTTATCCCATATGTATTCTAGTATTGTTTTCCAAACCTGTGCCAATCTTGTATCTGAGTCTTCCCTGCCAACGGCAGAAAATTTTGGGGGTTTAGATGTAATAATAGCCTTAAACTGCTCAATAGCAGCATATAACCGATCAATGGGTAATCCCATTTGATTTCTTTCAGCTAACTCTTTTGCCTCTGCGTCTGTAAAATGATTGCCGAGATAGAAATCAATATCTTCTCTAGCTTGCACATCCCAGTCTTTACGAGCATCAAACCACTTTCTCCAACGCTCTTGTATCTCTTCTGCTCTTTTATCCTGTTCTATCATAGATTATAATTTACTGAATATTTAGTATTAAATGCAAATTACACACGTCTTCCTGTAATCCAATTATAAGCCTTGCGTGCCTTTGCATAAGTGCCATCATCCTGTTTCTCTAATTTCTTTTTGCCTGCTTTGGGATTTCCCTTAGCATACTGCGTAGCTAACCAAAAAGCATCTATTGTATCATCATGAGAGCCTTTTGGAAAATCCAACAGCTCGCCAATAAACTCATGATGTAGTTTTTTAAGATGTACAGCCCCAGCTTTGAACATTGGTTGCAATCCCTCGAACAACCTATCTTTTTTCTTCTGAGTATACCCTTTGATACCTTGTTCAATGCCTGGGACGAAAAGCCCTTCTTTCTTACTACGCTTTTGAACATAGTCTCTAAGCATCTCCTGATACGCAATAGTTTCAATATTCACCCTTCTTACAGGGTGATACCTTTTAAGTATTTCAAAAATCTTGTCAGCACATTCCATTGGGAGGACTCGCTCACGCCAATACTCAATAACATAGTAGTCATACTCAGAAGTAACTCCCAAAACCATGATAACGCTATAATCGTTCCTACTAGCAATAGTTGAAGCGGGATCGACACCAATATATATGTTAACATACTCAGTGTGTCCGTCATCAAATTTAATATACCAACTACCTGAATCTTCTTCAAATCGTATATTTCCCCTATAAAGTGCATCATTAATATCTTCCTCGGCAAAAATCTGATCTTCTGGCGACTTTGCCTGATTCATATACTCCTGATAAAACTTTGCAGGAGTTCCGCTATCAATATAAAATTGCTTACGGTCTTCTAATTTTGATAACGGCCAACGAGATGGCCAAATAGGTGCACCATCTTCAATTGCTTTTTTGGTGTAGACCTTCCAAGAATATGCTTCCCCACTCTTGCGAGCATCCCTCCAACCCGTAACGAGTCCGTTTAAAAAAGAATCCCAGTGAACAATTGTACCATTGCACCACAAGAACCCATTCTTATCGAAATCGATTGCTGGAAACACAGCTGCTGTTACCCAGTTCTTGATTTGCTGTCTCGAATCGGGTGTTTTCGTATTCAGCTCTGATTCAAAGTCATCAAGCACCATTCCCGTAAATCTAGTCGAAAGTTGCTTTTTTCCACGAAGTCGCTGATTTGCACCCTTAGCGATCATTCTACAGCCATTCGTCAGCGTAAACTCGGCTTTCGTCCATTTGTTCCCTTGAAGGTCTCCAAAGTAGTAATGTATAGCTGGATTAAGCTCAATATGGTTCATAACCCAGTTTAAATTGTCAATTGCTTGATCTTGTGCTTCTCCAATCCAAGCTATAAATTCTGGTTTATCTTGCTCTGCGAATAGGAATCTATGTAGAATTGCTGTGGCTGCTAGTGTGGACTTGGCATGGTCTCTAGGTAAGATGAGACCTAACTGCTGTATTTCTTTATCTAAAAGTAACTCCCCTACCTCTACATGAAAATCAGGTGTTGCAGAGGCAAGGAAGTCTTGAGGAGAGAAAAGTTTACCAAAAGTAATAAGATTGTCATAAGCTTTAGCTAACAGCTCTTCATTCTTATTAATATCTCCATGTAGGTTTAAATTAGCCAATTAGGGTCTAACGTGCTCCATGACCATTTTAATGTATGCATGGACAAGATCAGTTATGTAATGTAGGTCTGCCCACATGGAATACATGAAATATGCCATAAATGACATCCATACAAGTAGTATAAGTTTTGTTAAATCACTCTTCATCATTTATTGTTATGTGATTACACATATCCTCCTCACAGTCATAGTTTGTAAAATGTCCAGTGTGAAAATGGTCTATATCACAATGTATTGGACAAAACCCATATCCATCAATTCTAACCATTAAAGTATCCCCAGAACCCAGCGGATAAGGCTTTGGCTTCAATCTTTCTGATTCGAGTCCAATAAGAC